CCACTGTGCACCATCCCATTCGTAGACATCGCCTGTATTAGTATCTAAGTATTGGTCGCCTACATTCGTTCCGGGACTTGAAGGTGGTCCAACAGCGGAAGTCCAAGAGTCTCCCTCTTGGCCCTTAACTCCTATCTCTCCTTTTTGCCCTTTCTCACCTTTCTCTCCTTTATCACCAGTAGTTCCCTTGGTGCCGTCAATTCCTTTTTGGCCCTTGTCTCCTTCTTCGCCTTTCTGCCCCTTAACACTGGCACCTGCTTCACCCTTCTGACCTTTAACCGAAGCACCGGCTTCGCCCTTCTGTCCTTTAACGGAAGCACCGTCTTGACCTTTCTGACCCTTATCTCCTTCTTCTCCTTTTTGACCTTTGACCGAGGCTCCGTCTTGACCCTTCTGGCCCTTACCTCCTTGTGGACCTTGGATGTTCCCAGTTGGTACCCATTGAGCGCCGTCCCATTCGTAGACATCGCCTGTATTAGTATCTAAGTACTGATCACCTACATTGGTACCCGGAGTAGACGGAGGTCCAACAGCAGATGTCCAAGAGTCTCCTTCTTGTCCTTTAAGACCTATTTCACCTTTCTGGCCTTTTTGTCCTTTATCTCCTTCTTCACCTTTTTGGCCTTTGGTACCATCTTCACCTTTTTGACCTTTGTCTCCAGCAGCGCCTTTATCTCCAGCGACACCCTTCTCACCAGTTTGTCCCTTATCACCAGTGGTACCTTTAGTACCGTCAATACCCTTCTCTCCTTTGGATCCCTTATCTCCTTCTTCTCCTTTTTGCCCTTTGACTGAAGCACCATCTTGGCCCTTCTGACCTTTCTCTCCTTTACCGCCTTGTGGTCCTTGAATGTTTCCAGTCGGCACCCATTGCGCTCCGTCCCATTCGTAAACATCGCCTGTATTAGTATCTAAGTATTGATCACCAACATTAGTACCTGGAGTAGATGGAGGTCCAACAGCGGAAGTCCAAGAGTCTCCTTCTTGGCCTTTAACACCGTCTTGTCCCTTTTGTCCTTTTTCACCTTTATCTCCAGTGGTTCCTTTGGTGCCATCGATACCTTTATCACCTTTAGTACCGTCAATCCCTTTTTGACCTTTGTCACCCGCTTCACCTTTTTGGCCTTTTACAGATGCACCGTCAATCCCTTTTTGACCTTTCTCACCCTTACCGCCAGCAGGCCCCTGTATATTACCGGTAGGTACCCACTGAGCACCATCCCACTCGTAAACGTCGCCTGTATTAGTGTCAAGATATTGATCACCTATATTCGTGCCGGGAGTAGATGGGGGGCCTACTGCTGAGGTCCAAGAATCACCTTCTTGCCCTTTAACACCGTCTTGTCCCTTTTGTCCTTTATCTCCTTTGTCGCCAGTTGTACCTTTAGTACCGTCAATACCCTTCTGTCCTTTGGTACCATCGATGCCCTTCTCACCTTTATCACCATCCTGTCCCTTTTGGCCCTTCTCTCCTTTGTCTCCCGTAGACCCTTTAGTCCCGTCAATACCTTTCTCACCTTTGGTGCCGTCAATACCTTTCTCACCTTTGGTGCCGTCGATACCTTTCTGACCTTTATCTCCAGTAGTTCCTTTAGTTCCGTCTTGACCCTTCTGACCTTTACCACCAGCAGGACCTTGGATGTTCCCAGTTGGTACCCACTGTGCACCATCCCACTCATAAACATCACCAGTCGCTGTATCAAGGTATTGGTCGCCTATGTTAACACCTGGAGTACTCGGTGGTCCAACAGCAGATGTCCATGAGTCACCTTCTTGACCCTTGACGCCATCTATACCTTTCTGGCCTTTCTCTCCTTTGTCTCCCGTAGTCCCCTTAGTTCCGTCTTCACCCTTCTGGCCCTTCGTACCATCGATACCCTTCTCACCTTTGTCCCCGGAAACACCTTTGTCCCCCGTAGTTCCTTTGGTGCCGTCTTGACCTTTTTGCCCTTTGCCTCCTTGTGGTCCTTGTATATTACCAGTTGGTACCCATTGAGCACCGTCCCATTCGTAGACATCACCGGTTGCAGTGTCAAGATATTGATCACCTACGTTAGTACCTGGAGTACTCGGCGGTCCAACAGCGGAAGTCCAACTATCTCCCTCTTGTCCTTTAAGACCGTCAATTCCTTTCTGACCTTTCTCACCCTTGTCACCAGTGGTTCCTTTATCTCCAGTATCCCCCTTGGTGCCGTCAATCCCTTTTTGACCTTTATCGCCAGCAGTTCCTTTATCACCAGCAGTTCCCTTATCTCCTGTGTCTCCTTTAGTGCCATCAATACCTTTTTGTCCCTTACCTCCAGCAGGCCCTTGAATATTTCCAGTAGGTACCCATTGAGCACCATCCCATTCGTAGACATCGCCAGTGGCCGTATCTAAGTATTGGTCACCTATGTTAACTCCGGGAGTAGATGGTGGGCCAACAGCGGAAGTCCAACTATCTCCTTCTTCTCCTTTTAACCCGTCAATTCCTTTCTGACCTTTCTCTCCTTTATCTCCGGTAGTACCTTTATCGCCAGTGGCGCCCTTCGTACCGTCAATACCTTTCTCACCTTTAGAACCGGCTTCGCCTTTATCACCAGCAGTTCCCTTATCGCCAGTATCACCTTTGGTACCGTCAATTCCTTTTTGCCCTTTGCCTCCGGCAGGACCCTGGATATTTCCGGTGGGGACCCATTGGGCACCATCCCACTCATAAACATCGCCAGTGGCCGTATCTAAATACTGATCACCTATGTTAACTCCGGGAGTAGATGGTGGTCCTACCGCTGATGTCCATGAATCTCCCTCTTGACCCTTGACGCCATCCTGACCTTTCTGACCTTTCTCACCTTTGTCACCGGCAGTACCTTTGTCTCCGGTATCTCCTTTAGTACCATCAATACCCTTCTGACCTTTGTCGCCAGTATCTCCTTTGGTACCATCAATTCCTTTTTCTCCTTTTTCTCCAGCGGTACCTTTATCACCAGTATCTCCTTTGGTTCCGTCAATTCCTTTTTCACCTTTGGCTCCGGCCTCACCTTTATCACCAGTGATTCCCTTGTCGCCAGTATCTCCTTTGGTGCCATCAATTCCTTTCTCTCCTTTTTCTCCAGCGGTACCTTTGTCTCCCGTATCTCCTTTGGTACCATCAATACCTTTCTGACCTTTATCTCCAGCAGTACCTTTATCACCAGTATCTCCTTTGGTACCATCAATACCCTTTTGGCCTTTGTCACCAGCCTCGCCCTTATCACCAGTAATACCTTTATCTCCAGTAGTACCCTTATCACCGATATTTCCTTTAGCGCCTCCTTCTCCTTTGGATCCATCTATACCTTTCTGGCCTTTGTCTCCAGAAGTACCTTTGTCTCCAGTGTCTCCCTTTGCACCGGTATCTCCTTTAACACCGATCTCACCTTTAGCACCTTCTTCTCCTTTTGCACCGACTTCACCTTTGTCGCCCTGTATGCCTTTATCACCAGTAGTACCCTTATCTCCAGTATTTCCTTTTGATCCAGTATCACCCTTAACTCCTATTTCCCCTTTAGAACCTTTAAGACCTATTTCACCCTTCTGGCCCTTTTGTCCCTTGTCTCCTTTGGCACCAACAAGTTGAGTAACACTACCAGGAGTTATTACCGCTGTTGTTTGAGGTGGAAGTGTTATGTCGAAGACAAGTCCGCCTGCTTCTATTACTATGATTTCTACTTCAGCCATTAGGGGTTGTTCTGAAATTTATGTTACGATGTCCTGCACTACTTCAAAGGTTCCATAGAACCAAGTCTCAACAGTGCCAGCAGATGTAAGTGTTGATTGAAAACCATATACATATGTACCTGCTGGTACCTGCATATTAGCCGCTGTTATAGTCACCACGAGATTTCCATTGATATCTCCAGTGGTAGTTATATCGGTATTGGTTATAACCAGTGGTCCATTGTCATATTCTCTAACTTCCATTTTAAAAGAGTATAGAGTAAGATCTAACTTCACACCATTCGAGGATGCTACAACAGAGTTTAAGATAAACGTGTCTCCACGACGCGTACAGATATTTAACTGTGCAGCGTTGTTCATATTTAAGTTTGTCGGGTTAGGACATGAACATGGACTATTTGAGCATCCGCAAGCCATATTACGATAGGGTTAAGTTTGTTATTACTTCTTCTTCCATTGGGGGTCTCTCTCCTTGACGTTGAGCGATTAATTTACTTTGAGCAGCAGCCTGCTTATCTATTCGAGCATCTTTACGGTTCTCTGATACTGCCTGCTCTTGTTGCTTTACCCCACTCTCAATTTGTTGTTCAACAATACCGTACTCTCCTTTTATGTTTTCTAATTGAATCTTGTATTGATATTCAAGTTCCAACAGTTGTGCTTTTGCTTGGGTCTCTAATTGAATGCGCTGTGCTTCTATCTGAGCCTCCATTTGTTTTTTCTGCATTTCAATCTGACCTGCAACTTGTGATGACTCTGCATTTGCCTGTGCTTGCATCTGCATATTTTGAGCCGCTATTTGTTGCTGCTGCTTCATACGCTTCTTGCGACGAACAACCAATAATCTTTCGGCTTGCTCAACATCCTTTATTTGTCTGATCGCAATAGCATCCTCAAGATCAATTTCTTTTTGAGCAAGCGCTATTTGAATATTTTGTTCTAAATAGGCCTTGTCCATCTCACCCATTTCTGTAACAACCATTACTCCAAAGTTGTACATAGATAGATTATCAAACGAGGTTATCACCGCCATGTTTGTTTCTCCAATAGCATTAGTATATGCCTTGTAAAGAATACTTTTTGGTGGTATAATCTGTAAACATTTCACAACGTCTTCACAAACCTTTTTGTAAAGAACCATAGCAGCGTTAGTAATATCATATATAGCATTGTTACCTGCGGCTATTTGCTGCTGTCTAACACCCACAAGAGCATCTCCCTTAGGTGAAGTTCCATCCATGACCTCATTGATCCCTGTGGCGTCTCTAATCATCCTTAGATAGTGATTGTATATAGCAACCAATTCTGTGATGTTTCTGATAGCATTTCCTATTTCGCGAACCGGTGGGTTTTGGAATCCACCTTCTGGATTTTTACTTCTGTAATAGAAGATACCAGTTTGTTCGTATATGTCTTGAATCTCTAATGGTTGAAGTTCTCCACCTCTACCAAGTTGTACATTCTCTAAGCCCTCGATATCTATGATCAAACCATCAGGCTTTGCCTTAGCAATAGATTGTTGAATCTTGAGGTGTGTGATTTGTAACATATCAGCAAACCCAATAACAGAGGAAACCATTGATTTAGGAATCATTCCTCTAATGTTTGTTGCAATGGCGCTGTATGATAATGTAGCACGGGATATATCGTGTACGTTCTTAGGTATGTTTTTCTTAGGACCGTAGTCAAACATTAACTCTGTACCCACAATGTAAGTACCTCCGTATACAGTAGCGTTACTCATGTACATTGCTTCTCGATCGTATACCGATTGTTGAGGAGCATTGTACTCTGTCCCTTTGTAATAAAAGCCTATGTTCCCATAAGCAGATTCTTTCTTCTCGTATATGATGTTGTCAACAGACATGAACTCAAAGTCCATAACTTCAACCTTGTACTCATCGTATCCCTGACGGTAACGTGTTCCTGGACGATCATAAGTATATCCAGCAGAACTAAATTGAGTCGGATTGTTTCCGTACTTGTTCATTACGGTCTTTGCAATCTGTTCGTATTGCGCTTCAGTAAACTGATCACCGGCAATACGCTTGAGTTCCATTATGGTTATGAACTTAAAGTGTCCAGCATATGTCAGGTCCCCAAAGTTCGGATCATCAGTATAGTTATGGACAAACCGTTTTGGATCAACATATTCTTCTTTGATGCCATAGTTAGGATCATTAGTACGTTTAGCCACAGCCATACCAAGTGTGGCCAAGTCTTCAACACAACGGCGATATATAGATTCATTAAAGTTGTTCCACTTGAGAGTCAGTTCAGTAGCAATCTGTGCAGATATCTCAGCGTCAGTTTTGATATTTGTGTCAAGAAATATTTCTGTTTCCTCTGGTGTTTCCGGTAGTTCATTTGGATCTACTGAAACATTTAAACCAAGTGCTTTAGCCTCTTCTATTATGTTACGGTTTTCAATACGTAAAATAGTAGCGGCTTTCTTTTTATCTTTTTCTGATCTTGAAAGAGGGTCTATTGCCTGTATTTGTGGATAAGGCTCTTTAGATAATATTTTGTTTACAACAATCTTTACAAACTTTGGAACGATTGGAACAGGTGTGTAATCAAGAGTTAATAATGTTCCATCCCCGTTATTAGGGTCAAGAGAATTTAGAATCTGTCTGTATATAGACGTGTCTTGAGTTCCCTGAGTATAGTCTCTACAGCGTTCCATTTCTGTATTTCTTCTGCCGTATAATGAATTTTGATAGTCACTCCCAACCCATTGAGCGAACATGGCCTTTGCATATTGCAAGCCATAAGGCATAGACATCTTTTCCTCTGTGCCTGCTAAAGCGTCTGGAAAGGAAGACTGTCCTGATTTATATTGGTTATCCATACTTGAGATTGCTACTTATGCAAATATACTTCTTATTATTTTCGTATAATTATCTGACCCTTTCTGAAGAATTGCTTCTTTTCGAAATCACTTTTTACTTTAACAGGCTTATGTCCTTGAGCAGCAAGTAATGCCAACCCGCTTGATATGGAAAGGTCATACTTAGTCCTGTCATCTATTTTAAAATTAACCCAGTCCTCCAGTGTTCGCTCAAAGTACATCTTGCCAAACTCAAGAGTATCTTCATTGAGTCCAACATGGTCATGTATATATGCTTCGATCGCTTGAGCATGAGCCTGTATAACATCCTTTGAATTCGATGGTATACCCTTGGTTTTAGTTTTAGTGCTTTGAAATTTAGAACCTAAATGCTCTGGTCTTTCCATTAAGAAATGATCGTAACCTCTTGTCTCAAAGTACCTTGCGATACCGTACTTATTGTTTTCAATTAACACAGGGTATCCATAAAACTTAGCCGCCATCAATACATCCTCATAAAATATTTTAGCAAGAGGTGGTCGAGAAGCATATTCAGCAACAAACATATTCGATGGGTGACCCATGTTGAATTTATTATAGAAGTGACAGGCGCCCTTTGATCCTCTTCCATCTACTGTTGCATCGATGTCATAACTATCCACACCGGCACATCCAATCCAAGCGTTATCGGGTTTGGTTTTGTTTCTCAAATCAGAAGGAGGCATCCATGCTACACGCCATCTTCCATTTGGATCAGGCTTAAACATAACTTCTGTGTCCTGCTTACCGCCAGACCAAACAAAGTTTCCTACTACAATTGGAGAAGGATATAGATCATCATTGTATTCTATCTGTTCGTAAATCTTTTGCACATTAAACAGAGAGGCTTTGGCGCTATCTCTAAATGCCTCTGCTTCAGTGAATGGGAACTGGCGTATTACCTCGTTGAGTTCATAAGAATCGTTTACCAGTGCTTTGCGTTCGTTTTTTAAGTAAGTCTTTGCTCCTATAGATATAGGCTCCTCATACTCCGTGTAAAGAGTTTTCTCTGGATCTTCGACCACTGGCATCCCATACCTATCAAAGAAGCCCTCAAGGGCATCGTAAGACGGTATAAAGACAGAGTACAGTCCGCTACGTGTACGCCCATTGTCATTTCTTTCCCTTGGATCACTTGCACCATACAGATCTCTAAATTGTTTACCGCCTCTGTCCAGAGGATTAACGGTGCTACCAACAAGAGCCTTGCCTACTATTCTACGACCAACCAACAAACAAGTACGCTGTATCCTCCAGGCTTCTCTTATGTCGTTTCCCTTTTCCCACTTACCCGCTTCATCCAAGTATAGCATATGGAGTTTTTCCCCATCATATGCATTGGTTGTAGTGTTCTTCCAGTTTACAATTGTATTGAGTGCTTCACCAGAAGAAGATGTCTTATTTTTCTTTGTGATTCTTTTTGATGGCTCACGAAATGCGAGTTCCATACGGGGGTTGGTAGTACCGTCTTGTATAGGTTTAAAGAAAAAAGGTAGCGACTTATACATAGGCACCACCTTCTTCATGAATATATTTTCTTGTGCATCTGTTCCTGTCTTCGACATGATGCCCAATAATTTTTCTTTTACCTGGGTTCCTTCATTGACGAGTATAGATGCGGACATATTTGTGTATCCAGAACGACGACACTTCACATAGATCTGTCCAACACATCTTGGATCTCTTATACAGGCTTCAAGATGTACGAATAGTTTCCTTTGAAAGTCGAGGAATGATGGGTATCCAATATCGATCTTACACCACTGTAAGAAGAAGTAATGGTTACCTGTGATATAGGTAGGTACCCCGTTGTTGTAAAACCATACTCCATCTCTACGTCTTTTAAATTCTTCGCTTATATAGGGTGTGAACTTTTTTCTAAATGATTCCGGCATCCCAAGCCATTCTTCCATTGACCGGATCTTTTTGATATCATCAGGAAGTCCCTCTCTCACCCATCTCTGATCTTCTTTTTTTAAATTATTAAAAAGTATATCTTTCTTGGCTGGCTGCTTAGGGAACTGTATGGGTAAGTCAAAGTATAGCCTGACGTCTCCGGAAGTTTTGTCAGGGCAGATATTTATTACAATCTCATCTTCTATTTCTACAAGTCCCGCCATTGTTTAATAATCCCAGTAGATGAAGACTTGATTACTTTGAGAATTTTTCTGCGAATCCTCCTGAATAGTCTTGCTCTTCTTTAATTTGCCCACTTTCTTTAAGTGTCTTAATGAGTTGTTCAAGTCTTTCTCTTTCAACAATAAGTTCTTTAGCGTCAACAGCGGTAATTTTAATTGACTGAAGTTCGGCCTTTCTTTGAGATCCGCTAAGTTCCTGATCTACAGGCTTTTGTATTTCAGCAATCATGTTGTCAATCGCGATATCCATCGCTGCAACTAATCTTTGCGCTGTAACTATGTTATGCTTCTGCTTCGATGACTTTGCCATGTATGTGTTTTAAGTATACCCTAAACATTGTTTCACCATCAACCTCCATTCGATAGTCAGAATTCTTTCGAATAATAACTTTATCGCCAGGTACCAACCCAGTTTCTTCTAATCTATCAGAACCATACTTGATATATCCATATTGGTTATACTCATGTTTCTCCTCTAATAGATGCAGTGTGTCACTTTTTAATTCTTGTTCTTCTTCTGCTGGTGTAAGGAATATCCATTCTCCAAGTAACTTAACCTCACCGGTTGTTTTACTTTTATGTGCATACGCTTGACAAGACAGGGGGTCATGTCCTCCGTCGTAATAGACTATATATACATCGTTGTTTGGATCAAGCCACTGTCCTCTTTTTGCGGACTCTTCTAATTGATCAGCACCATCCTGAAGAACTAAGTGGTTACCACCCAGTATTACATGATGATGAAAGTACATTGTGTCTCCAATCTCTACCCCTGTGTCATATTTTTCTGGAACGCCAACAACCTCTCCTTCCATGGTACGATGCTTAAACTCATCCCACTTAGTGTCAATATATATCTCCTCTCCGTTAAGAGTTACGGTGTCCTGGGTTACATGAGGAACCCTTACAAGAAAATGTTTTAAAGGTCTCATATTGGTTCTGGAGCCTCAAACTTTAATTTTGTTGTAGGTGCTTCATCCCAAAGATTTATTGCAATAGCAGATCTTGTTCCTTTGGTCACAGTTGTAACTCTGTGATGTATGTTACCTGCGTCAAATATGATTAACCTATTATACTTTGCTTGAATTCTTTCAGGCTCATTGTCAGGACCATTAGAGAATATCTCAAGATAACCACCTTCTATGTCCATTTCAACAGGATAGAACAC